GACAGTTAAGAATACGCCTAACAGGCGATACTAACTCTGACTGGCGAGTAGGTGTGAATAGATTGGAAGTCAAACAAGGTAGCAGACGATGACACCCAGGCTATTTAACGACGACACAGTAACGTGGGCTAACCGTTTAAGCAAATACTTAGACCAAGTACGCTCACTGTTACAGTTCAAGACAGATGATGCTAGGGCTACTCAAGATGGTGTTTTATTGTGGGATGCTGAGAATAGCTACCCAGTAGTATCTGTAGATGGTGAATTTAGACAAATAGTATTGTCTAACGGTACACTAAATGCTTATGTAGACTCCAATGTCACAGCAGCCGCAGCAGATACAGCGTATGGCATTGCATGGACTGACACAGACGCTAGTGGCATTACAGTATCCTCTGATGAGATTACCATAGAAGAACCAGGCAAGTACTTAATTACATTCTCAGCGCAGATTAGGTCTGACTCCAGTTCGGTTAAGGTGTTTAGGTTTTTTCCAAGAATTAATGACGTAGATGTGCCCGGTTCGACAATCGTTGCTAGTATTAAAGATAATGGCTCAACCAAGGTTATGTCACGAGCAGCTTTGTTTACGTTTGCTAAAAATGATACACTAAAGGCTATGTGGGCAGTTGATGATACTAATGGATGGCTAGAGGCGACAGCAGCTACATCTTACGCACCATCTGCACCAGCAGCAACGATATCAATCATACGAGTTAATCAATGATAAGCAAATGGATAATAGGCGCACTAAAGTATTCTAACGGTACTCACGACTTTGAAGATGTGGTACGTGGTATAGAGCAAGGTGAGTTCCAGTTATTTGCTAATGACCGAGGATGCGTAGTTACACAAATCACTCAATACCCTAGAAAGAAAGTGCTATTTGTATTCTTAGCTGGTGGTGACTTAGAGGGTGTAACAGATTTACACGAAGAAGTAATAGAATTTGCGAAGTCTAGAAATTGCGAGCTAATGACGATGATTGGTCGTATGGGCTGGACTAAAGCGTTAAAACAACATGGCTGGTCAGTTGACTCAGCATGTATGACGAGGGTTATATAATGGGTAGTTTATTCAGTGGTTCTACTGAGTCAAAAGTAAAGATTCCAGAGTGGCTAGAAGAAGCTGCTAAAGCTAATTTAGGTCAAGCTCAAGACATAGCAAGTATTGGGTATACTCCATACTACGGTGCAGATGTAGCAGCATTTAATCCTATGCAAGCAGCAGGATTCCAGAATACAGCCGATGCTAGTCGTGCGTTTGGCTTATCAGCGCCTACTGATGCGATGGCTGGTATGCCACAAGCGCAGAACTTTGGTGGTGTAATGGGTTACTCATCTCAGCCATTATTTGCTGATGCGGTAAGTCGCTTTGAACAGGATCGTCCAGCTCAGAAAGCATTGATTGATAGCTTCTTTATCGACCCTCGGACTGGCGCACAAGGCTCTGGTAGCATTGCTAACTCAGGTACTAATGCACCATCAGTGCGTAATACTGGTACTGTAGCTACTCAGCAAGCTAACCAGCAGGATATTAACTCTACGCCAGCAGTTATCCCAACGTCACCATATAATCCACCAGCGTATAATCAGCAAGAACAACAGCAGATTATGCAACAGGAACTAGCGCAAGCTAACGAGGGCTTAACGCCACAAGCACCTAGTCAGTTTATGCAGACTGCAAATGCGCTATACCCTAACGTGACTCAGCCTATTACGCCAGATACCATTGGTAGTATGGATTTTAGTTCACCATTTGAGGGTAACGTACCTAACGTGACGGTTGATAGCCTTAGTCAAGCAGGTGATTTCCAGCCTGATTTCTACGCACAGAGTCAAGACCCATCAATGATGGATCAAATAGCTCAAGGTGCAGGCACTATTGGTCGTGGAATACTTGATAACTCTAGTTTAGGCATGTTAACCAATTTAGGCAATAGAATAGCGCCAGATACATTTACTAGCGGAAGCCTATCAGACATTATTTTCGGTGAACAAACGCCACTATCAAATAGCCAATTAGTGTCAGCTCCTGGTGTCAATGTTTTTGGTGGCAGTCAAGTTAATCAGGTTTTGGCTGATGCTGATGAGTTCTTAGAAAACACCGCTGAGTATGGTGCTAAACCATCAATCACAGCTCCACAATTTGAGACTATTGTAGTAGATGACCGTCCAACGCTAACAGCGCCTAATTCATTCTACAATGCAGGTAATATGCTAGACCAGTCACCAGCTACCCAGTCTACTGTTAAGAACTTGTTTGACGAGTTAGATAAGACTAATGGTAAGCGTAAGCCACCTAAGCAAATCAAGCGCAACTTTAATAAGGTACGATAATTATGGGTATGCCACAGATGGGCGCTAACACGCCAGCATTAAGACCAGATAACCGCAACATGATGATGCCTGGAGGCGGTCCTACTCTTGAGGAGGGTCAACCACAAGGGTCATCAGCTATTGATTACAATAATTTACCAGCAGGTATAGATCCAAACGCAGTGAGAGCTAATCCACAAGGGTATATTGATTATCGCAACGCAACGCAGAATCAAGCGCCAATGCCACCAACAGTCCCAGCTACAGATGGAGGAGCAGGAACTAATTTAGGTGGTCAACCAGCTCAGCCAAGTATCTTTGGTCAGTCAGCGCAAGCATATACTGACGCATTAAGCACTACGCGTGATGCATTAGGTATGATGCCTAGCACTGTATCAGCACAAGCTGGTCAAGCATCCACATACAAGCCTACAACTGGGCAAGCAGCTAGCACTCAAGCTACTACGTATAAACCAGCTACAGGTACAGCTAGCCAGATGAAAGCGGTAGAAACTGGATCGCAAGGCTATGACGCATCACAAATGGCAGGTGTTAGTGATATTACAGCTCAGAATGTCAAGGCTCAAGATGTTACTGGTCAAGGCTTTGATGCATCTACTATTAGCGGTGTTAGTCCTATATCTGCTAACCAAGTGGGTACTCAAACGATTGCACAAAACATGGGGCTATATAAAAACCCATACGAGCAACAAGTAGTCGATAATGCGATGAAAGACATTGAGCGTCAACGTCAGATGCAGATGAATCAGGTAGGCGCACAAGCTACAGCAGCAAATGCATTCGGTGGCTCACGTCAAGGTGTGGTAGAAGCAGAGACTAACCGAGCAGCACTAGAACAGTCAGCAGATACAGCAGCACAATTACGTTCACAAGGTTTTGCACAGCAAGCAGCACTAGCAGGTCAAGACGTAGCTACAGCGCAACAAGCAGCATTAGCGAATCAACAAGCTAACTTACAAGCTGGTACAACGTCAGCGGCTAACACACTAGCAGCTCAACGTGCCAACCAAGAAGCTATGCAACAAGCGTCACAGTTTGGTGCTTCAGCAGCTAATCAGGCAGCTCTAGCTAATCAACAGGCTCAACTTAACGCTCAACAGGCTAACCAACAAGCAGGTTTACAGGCTCAGTCTACCAGTGCTGCTAACCAACTAGCTACACAGCAAGCAAATCAGCAAGCACTTAATCAGGCTGGGCAGTTTGGAGCAGGTGCAGCTAATACAGCAAGCCTAGCCAACCAGCAAGCAATGATGCAAGCCAATCAGCAAAACATGGCAGCTAGAAACCAAATGGGACTAGCTAACATGGGCGCATTAAACCAAGCTGGTCAGTTTGGAGCAACTGCGGCTAACCAAGCATCACTAGCTAACCAAGCGGCAGCTAACCAGATGACTCAGGCTAATATGGGTGCTATGAATCAAGCAGGTCAGTTCGGTGCTAGCGCTCAGAATCAAATGACTAACGCTAACCTAGCCAGAGATATGCAAGCTCAACTAGCTAATCAGAATGCTGGCATGAACTACCGTAACCAGACTATGGCAGGTGCTAATCAGTTAGGTAGCCTATCTAACTTGGGCTTTAACATGGGTAACACGCTTAACCAGAACCAGATGGCAGCAGGTAATCAGCAACAAGCCCTAATGCAAGCTCTAATCAACGCTGGACGAGGTCAAACTCAGAACTACTACAACTCACCTCAAGATGCGTTAAATACGCTTATAGGTGCTTACAGTGGCTCACAGACTGGTCAGCAGCAGCAACAGAACACAATGACTCCAGGCTTATTCGACTTCCTATCATTAGGTCTACAGTTTTAAGGTGAAATTATGAATTTATTTGATGCAATAGGTCAGAAGTTTAAGGATGACCCAGGATTAAAGGATAGGTTAACCATTGGATTGCAAGGTTTAACCATGAACCCTAACCAAGGCTTAGTTGACCTAGCCAAAGGTAATATTGCTCAGCGTCAGAAACAGACCATGATGAGCCAGCAAGTGAACAAGACTATCGAGTTTTTACGAGCTAGAGGTGTAGATGAGGCTACATTGTCATCGTTACAGGGTAATCCTCAGATGTTAATGGCTTATGCTTCACAGCTTATGAAAAGCCAGTTTAGCTCACCTACAGAGCAGCCATCTAAAGTGCGTGAGTATGAATTTGCTAAACAGCAAGGCTATCAAGGTTCTTATGAGGACTTTTTACAGATGGGTAAGAGCAGTTCGGTTACAGGCGGTCTTAGTGTAGACCCCGTAACTGGTCAGCAGTACATTGTACGTGGTGGTCAGCGAGTAAATATTGAGGGCGCAAATCAATTAACCAGAGAGGAACTAGCTAAGCTAGAAACTACTGAAAAGTTAAGATTCGCTGACATGCAGAAAGCGCAAGAGCAAGCATCTTTAGCAATGCAACAAGCAAGCTCTATCCAGTCTAAGTTGCCGCTTTATGAGGGTATTATCAGAAATATTGATGAGGGCGCTGATACTGGCTTTATCATGTCTAAGCTACCAGTGCTAAATGAAGCTACAGCATCACTAAGAAGTGCAGCTAATCAGCTAGGTATTACAGTGATTAACTCTGCTACGTTTGGTGCATTAAGTGATACCGAGTTGCAGTTAGCATTGAGTACGGAGATACCGCAAAACTTAAGTCCAGAGCGACTACGTAAATATGTTATAGATAAGTATGAAGCGCAAGCTAAGTTAGCTAACGCGATTAGAGGTAAGGCTAGAACATTGTCGCAAAGTGGTATGACGTATAGTGAATATATTCTCCAGAATACAGCTCAAGATATACCTACTACTATTTCTTCAGCAGACTTAAATGACTATTAAGGATCACAATGGAAACCATTAAAATACAGAATAAGCGCACTGGTGAAATTGATGAGCTAGTAGTACCTCAAGGCATGAAACCAGATGAGTTTAAAAACCAAGTATTAAATAAGACGTTTACGGGCAGTATACAAAAAGTAAGAAGTGAGAAAAAGCCAGTAGAGTCACAGAAAACTAGGTCTTTAGCTCAAGGTCTTACATTTGGCTTTGCTGATGAAGCAGAAGCAGCTATACGCTCAGTATTCTCAGATGACAGCTACAAGGATATTCGTAACAACATACGTAAGCAGCTTGCAGACTATCAGCGCGAGAATGGTGCAGAAGCACTAGCATTAGAGATGGCTGGCAGTACAATCCCTAGTTTTGTAAGTATGTTTATCCCAGCGCTAGGTCAGACTGCCACAGCGGCTAATGTCTCACGCCTAGCAACTTTAGGTAATAAGCTCAAACAAGCAGCGGTAAGCCCTAACTTATCAACATTGGCAAAACAAGCTAAAGTAGGTACTATTGAGGGTGGTATTGCTGGTATTGGCTATAGCGACAAAGAGGATGTATCTGACATTGGTATGGACGCATTGACTGGTGCTGGTATAGGTACGGTTATGTCGCCAGCAGTATCTAAGGGTTCAGAGTTGCTTGGTCGTGGTGGATCTAACTTGTATGGCGGAGTTAAAGCCTACTTACAAGGTAAACCTAGCGCCAGTAGAGTAGAAAAAATTATCCAAAAAGAAGCCGCTGACGCTGGTCTAGAGCCAGAGGAATTCTTAGAGGAAGTGGCTAATGGTCGTGTAATGTCTGATAACGAGACTATCAGGATCTTACTACGTGAGGTTACATCTAGAAATCCACAGGCGCTTAGAGAAGCGGCTACGTCATACACAAGACGAGCTAGAGAGAAAGGCGACGAGCTGACTGATGCGCTGCGTAGGGATGTGGGTGACACTTACGATCCAAACTTAACTGCACTAGAGAGCGCTACCAGAAAGTCAGAAGAAGAAAGCGCAAGTGAGCTATATAACTTAGCTAGAAACGCAGGTAAAGACCCCTCACCAATACTAATTGACTTTATGCAGACAAAACTAGCAAATCCAAGAATAGCTAAAGAAATCATGGATAGATATGACGGGAATCTAGTTCCTCCATTCCAGATTAAAGAGAATGGCGCAGTAGAGTTTATTCGCATGCCCACTATGGAAGATGCTGAGATAATGAAGCGCACACTAGCTTCTATGGATAACATGGAAAATAGAGCTGGTCGAGGAGACTTGGCGCAGACATACCGTAATGATAAGAATGTCATCCAAGACCTTATAGAAAGACAAGTTCCAGAGTATGGTGATGCTAGACGCAACTTCAGGTCAATGAAGCAACAGCAAGAAGCCTACACTAGAGGTGTTAAAGCACCAGCACTTAGTCGTGAGCAAATTACTGGCACAGAGACGCTTGATTTTGATAAAATGACCCCGCAAGAGCAACAGCGATATGGTCAAGGCGCTGCATTAACTCTAATGGGTAAAGGCAGAGAAGATAGAGATTTAATGGCTTTATCACGCATGACAGCAGCGGACTCAGTTACAGAGCTAGGTCAAAAGACTCCAGCGCGAAGCCTTATAGAGATGATATCGCCTAATTCTAGCGTACCAGAGGCATCAAGAGCTTACAGAGATATTAGATTGTCTCAAGCCGCACTGCCAACTAAGGGCGGTTCACAAACTGCGCCTATGCTAGCTAGAGGTGGTCAGTTAGATGATAGAGCGTCAGCAGCAATTGATTTAGGTGGTGCAGTAATGACAGGTGATGCCACTGGTGTTATGATAGGCGCTACTACACAAGCCATTAAGCAGAAGTTATCAGCCAAGTTAACGGATGATGAAATACTAGATTTAACGCGCATCCTAATCTCAGAAGATCCAGACCAAATATACAAGGTACTTACTAGCGGTCTAGAAAACAAAGAGATACAGGAAGAAATAGCGAGACTTGCAGAGCCTTACATCCAAAGAATGAAAGCAGCAGGTTCTAGAATTGGCTCAACTCAAGCAGGTCAAATAGGGGCGCAATAATGAAGCCATTAGAGAAAGATGATATTCAGAACATAGTATCTAGCGCAGTAGATGACGCAGTAGACTTTATCCAGTCAGAGATTGCAGAAGATCGTATTAAAGCGCAGCGTTACTATGATGGTCAGGTAGATATTGAGTCTGAGTTAGGTCGTTCTAAAGTAGTAGATACTAAAGTACGAGATACCATCCGCAATATTAAGCCAGCGCTGATGCGTGTGTTCTTATCAACGGATCGTCCAGTAGAGTTTATCCCTAGACGACCAGACCAAGCACCAGTATCAGACCAAGCCACATCCTACTGTAGTTATAAGTTTAATCAGTGCAAGGGTTACACAGTCCTAGCTGATGCTATCCATGACGCACTACTCAAGAAGATAGGTGTAGCTAAGGTTTACTATGAGCAGAAAGAAACATCTGACTCTTACGAATATACCAATCTTAATGAAGATGAGTTTAGCTTATTAGTCAACGACCCTGACACAGAAGTGCTAGAACACACTATGATGGACGAGAATGGCATTGTAAGCCATGACGCCAAGATAGTGCGTCGATACTATTCAGGTGAGCTTAAAGTCGAGTCAGTGCCACCAGAGGAGCTATACGTAGACCGCAATGCCACCTCTATGGATGACTTCTACATCATTGGTCAACGTACCGAGATGCGTGTAGGTGATTTAGTCGCTATGGGCTTTGAGTATGATGACGTAGTAGAGCTAGACGGCATGAATGAGTCTGACACTATGTTGGACGAAGAACAGTATGCACGACAAGGTTATTTCTCTGACCGTCAAGAAGAAGATGAAAGCCTAGACCCATCTATGAAAATGGTGATGGTGTGTGAGTCTTACATCAAGATGGACGTAGAGGGTACTGGTATTCCAGTATTGCATAAGGTTATTACTGGTGGCTCTAACCATGAAGTATTAGACTTTGAAGCAGTACAAGATAACCCATTTGCAGTATTTGAAGCTGACCCAGAGCCTCACTCATTCTTTGGTCGTTCTATTGCTGATATCCTCATCAACGAGCAAGACGCCACTACCAGTGTTCTACGTGGTATCTTAGATAACGTAGCACTAACGAATAACCCACAGCGTGAGATTATCGAGGACTTAGTTAACGTAGATGACGTACTCAATAATGAAATTGGTGCGATTATCCGAGTTAAGCAATCAGGTGCAGTACGTGATTTACAGACCCCATTCGTAGCAGGTCAAGTACTACCATTCATGGGTTACTTAGACCAGAAAGTCTCTGACAAGACAGGTATCTCACAAGCGTCACTAGGTTTAGACAGCGATGCATTGCAAGGTGCTACAGCAACAGCCGTCAAAGCGACTGTAGAGGGCGGAGCAGGACAGATTGAGGTCATTGCACGTAACCTAGCCGAGGGTGGCTTTAAACGCTTATTTAAGCTCATGTTAGATTGCATGATTAAGAACGCTGATGATGAGGAGTTTATTCGCCTTAACGGTCAGTTTATCCCTATGGATGTTCGCTCATGGAACTCTGATATGGATATGTCTGTTAACGTAGGTCTAGGTACTGGTAAAGAGCAAGAGAAACTAGCAGCCTTACAGCAGACTCTACAGATGCAGATGCAAGTATATCAGTCGTATGGCGCACAGAACCCAGTCGTAGGTGTGACTAATATCCGTAACACACTAGCAGATATGTTAGCGATGACGGGTATTCGCAACAGTGAAAGATACTATAAGCCAGTTACACCAGAGCTAGAGCAGCAGTTACTACAGCAGCAACAAGCTCAGGCGCAGCAACAGCCACCACAAGACCCAGCGGCTATGTTATTAGCTCAGGCAGAGATGGCTAAAGCAGAAGCGGATATGGTACAGAACCAGCTTAAACAGCAGCAAATCCAAGTTGACATGGCTAAGTTACAGTCTGATGAGAAAGGCAAGTACGATAAACTACAGTCTGAGGTAGCATTAAACGCTGCTAAGATTGAGCAAGGTAATATCGAGCTATCACAGAAACAACAGAAGCTAGACATGGATAAAGATGCTAAAATAGCAGAATTATCAATCAAGCTGACCGAGTTAGAGCAGAAGTTGAATAAAGACCTGGATACGCAGGTACGCTCTAATTCGATTGTATTTGACCCAGATGTTGGAGATTTTGTAAATGCCTAGAGTTATGGTCAAGGGTTTTGGTGAGGTAGACTTACCTGATGGAATGAGTCAAGAGCAGATGCGTCTAGCTCTACGTCAAATGTATCCTACCAGTGCGCGTCAAAGTGCCACTGATGCCCTTACGCCTATACAGACAGCAGATACTTACGAGCCTACACTAAGTGAGATGATATCCTCTGGTATCGGTGAGACATTGTACGATACGGGTATTGTGTCTGACCGCTATAGAGCGATGGACACTGGACGTACATTAGGTACAGCTACCGAGATGCTACCAGTGGTAGGCGATATGATAGGCGGTGATGACTTTGGTCGTGCAATAGCTCAAGATGACATGGTAGGCACTGGTATCGGTGCTTTATCTACTATTCCAGTAGTGGGTAAGCCTTTAGGTAAAGGTATTAAGTATGCTAAAGGTAAGTTAGATTTTGACCCGTTAGATCCAAATTCTCAAGACCTATCACAGACTAAGTTATTTCATGGTACATCAGACGTTATAGACAAGCCTGATATTAATAAGACTCAAGCACAAGATGCTGGTTTTATGGGGCAAGGTTTCTATATGACTGGTCAACCACCAGTGGCTCAACACTATGCTGAGAAGTCAGCTAGAGCTACAGGCGGTAATCCTAACATACATCCTATGACAACAAAGGCTGATGCGTCATTAGTTATAAGTCCAGAGGAAGCGGCTGAGTTAAAGCGTTTTATCGCTAGTAATCCTGACTCATCGAGCATAGTATCAGAGAAGCTGAAGCAAGGTGGCTATGACTCTATAGCTATAAAGTCAGGCGATGATGTTGTAGAGATGAACGTGTTTGACCCAGACATGGTTGAAAGCAAGTTTAGTGCAAGTCTATTTGATGAGCTAGGTGATGATGCCTTATATAAATTCTCTAACATAAACCCAGAGTATATTGATACGATTGACGAGCTAGGCGGCTTACCTAGCCCTAGTATTGGTATTGCTAAAGTTGGAGACCCAATAAGTAACTTTGGTGAAATAGGCTTAATTGGTCGCATGGATTCTTTCGATAGCGATCCTACATTTGCTGCTGACGTTTATTCGCCTAGACAACCTAAGCCAGACATAGACCTATCAGAAGATTCTGTATTAGGTGAACAAGCAAGACTCAGACAAGAGCAGCCAGAAATAGCTCAGGCTTACGGTATTCCAAGGTTTGACAGGTCATCTGACCCAGTGGACGCAGCTAGAGGTGAGCCATCTATAATTGCTGAATTTGCACAGTCAAAAGGTATTGATGTAAGCCCACAAGCGCAGACCACAGTCACAAGTAACTTTGAAAAAATGGAGTCTTTGTTTGGTAGTAGTCTAGAGCTAGACGAGGGTATAACCGATTCTCTAAGCAATCAAGCTAAAAAGTATTTTGCTAGCAATCTACCTCCAAAGCCACCAGAGAATGCAAGCAAGATAAGAAAGAAGAAGTACAATGACAAGCTAGAGCTTTATAAAGCGTTCTTTGATGATGGACAACTTAACGACCTTGGTTATGAAGTACTTAAAAATGAGTATGACGTAAACAAGGCTAAGTCAGTATTTGACAAAAACACAGCAGCTAGAAACTTAAAAGACCAGTTTAGAGAGCAAGGTCTAGAGGGTGAGTTCGAGCAGTTTATCCAAGATAAAGTTAAGTCTATGAACCCACAGAAGTCACTGTTTGACTCTGACTACTTCTACAACACTGGTGAGCGTAGAAGCCTAGAGTACAATATGGATAACATCCTAAAGGCTATGAACAAGCAAGATGTTAGAGGTGGTGAGGGATTTGGTGGTGTTGGTGGCACAAGGGCGCTAGTTACACCAAGACTTAAAACTATCAAGGATATAAAGGATAATCGAGGTCGAATTATTACTGGTGGCGAGTTCAATGATATAACTTCAGACATGGATAATCTAACAGCAGACTTACAGGACTACTTAATTAAAGAGTCGCCAGAGCTGGAGGATGTGTTTGATGGTTACAATACATTCCATGAAGAAATTGCTGAATATATCAAGGGTAATCCAAGCGCATTTGACAATATAAGTGGTGAGTCTAAAGGAGCCGTTGACTTATACTTAAAAGATCTAGAAGACATGCCTACGGAATACTTTGAAGCTAAACCAAGGAGAGCGGTAGAGTTATCAGAGTTCTATGGTGCAGTAGTGCCTAAAGGTACTTCTAGAAAGGTCACAGCGCCACTAGAGAATGCTGGGCTTAAGATTGAATACTATGACCCAGAAAAAGGGCGTACAGGCGCAATTAAGAATCTACACAAGTCATCAGGCGGTCAGATTATGTTTAGTGCTGGTGGTATTGCATTCTTAACTACTGGTGATGATGAGCAAGAGACAGAATTATAATGAATACAGTTAAGTCAAGTAAGGCAAAAGCGCTACTAAGTAACCCAGACTTCACAGAGGTTATGGCAGACATACGTAACGAGCAAATTGCCGTATTTGTTAATTCGGCTAAAGATGATACAATTAAGCGAGAAGATGCAAAGATGTTACTCATTGCATTGGACAAGATTAGCGCCACTTTACAAAGTCGTGCTAATGATGAGAAGTTCATTAAATAAAACGTGAGGAACTGTACCATGTCTGACATGACAGAACACGCAATAGGCTCAGTAGATGCCGTAGCAGATAGCTTAATAGAACAGCCAGTGGCTGAGGAAGAACAATTAGATCTAGTTGACGAGCAAGAAGCAAGTCAGCCAGATGAAGAAATCCAGCAAGACGACCAAAGCGATGAGCCAGAGGAAGTCGAGCAAGATGAAGATGTAGAAGAAGATGAAGAACTAGGCAGCGATAATGAGGAGCTTTTTTACACTGTTAAGATTGACGGTGAAGAACAAGAAGTATCCCTCGACGAGCTTACCCGAAGTTATTCTGGTCAAAAATACATCCAAAAAGGCATGCAACAAGCAGCCGAAGCAAGAAAGGCTGTAGAAGCTGAGATAGCTCAGGTTCAGCAGCAAAGCCAGCAGTTGCAAACTATTTTGCAAGCAGCTCAATCAGGTCAGTTGAACTTAACTCCACCTACACCACCAAGTAGAGAGTTATTCGAGCAAGACCCGATAGGCTTTATGGACGAGAAGTTGCGTTATGAGGAGAATTTAGCTCACTATAACCAACAAGTACAACAAGTACAGCACACACTACAACAGCAAGACCAAATCAATCAACGACAGATGCAACAGCACTTGTCTAATGAGATGGAAAAGCTGGTACAGGTAGACCCTGATTTTTCTAACCCAGAACGGGCGAAACAGGTTAAAACTGATATGCTAGAGTTTGCTGAGTCGATTGGTTTCACACCTGAAGATATCAGAGGAATCAATGACCATAGAGCGTTATTAGTATTAAAGAACGCAGCTATGTACGCTAAGCTACAGAAGTCCAAGCCACAAGCTAAAGAAAAAGCTAAGTCTGCTAGACCTTACGTCAAAGCAGGTGCGGCTAAGAAGCCAGTGGCAAGTAAAGTTAAAAAGGCTAAAGCGGCTAAGAGTAAGATGAAACAAACTGGCAGCATAGATGATGTTGCGAATTTTTTGATTAGTTAATTTTAAGGTAGAATTATCATGGCAGTTAATGCAAACACTAACGAGACTTATGATGTCTCAACGATTAAAGAAGATTTACAAGACGCTTTAATCTCAATCTCACCAACTGACACTCCAGTAATGTCAGCTATCGGTCGTAAAAACGTTGACAACACTTACTTTGAGTGGGGCGTAGTAGATTTAGCAGCAGCTTCTGACTCTAACCGTGTTGTTGAGGGCGAATCAGCTCCAGCTAACGATGCACCTACCAATGCAGTACGTCAAGGTAACTACACTCAGATTTCTGATAAAGTAGTTGAAGTATCTGACACTAACAATGCCGTTAACGGTGCTGGTAATGCTCAAACAGTTGCTAAGCAAGTTGCTTATAAACTTAAAGAGCTTAAGCGTGACATGGAAAAAATGTTATGTGACAACGTAGCTGCATCTGCTGGTTCTTCTGGTACTGCACGTGCGTCTGCTGGTTTACCAGCGTTCTTACGCTCTAACACTTCACGTGGTACTGGCGGTGCAGATGGTACTACTTCAGGTTCTGGTAACTCTGGTTATGTTAACGCTGCCGCTACTGACGGTACTCAACGTGCTATCACTGAGACTCTTTTAAAGGGTGTTATTGCTGATTGTTGGGATGCTGGTGCAGAGCCAAGTGTTGTTATTTGTGGTTCTTCACAGAAACAAGCTATTTCAGCTTTCACTGGTAACGCTACTCGTTATAAAGAAGCAGAAGATAGCAAGTTGAACGCTGCTATTGACGTGTACATTTCTGATTTTGGCGAGTTACAAATCGTACCAAGCCGCTTCAGTCGTTCACGCGATGTGTTAGTTTTAGATCCAAACTATGCACGAGTTGCTTACTTAGCACCTACTTCACAGAAGCCTTTAGCACGTACTGGTCACGCAGAACGTCGCTTAATCTCTGTAGAATGGGGTGTACAAGTTGACAATGAAGCAGCACACGGTGTGATTGCGGATATCAGCTAATGAAAAAGGCACTAATTAAGTGCCTATCTAAGCGTAGACCGTCAGTTGACGGTTTGCGCCTAGAGTTAGGGCAAGAAATTGAGGTCAGTGTCGATGATGCTGAGTTATTGTCTAAACTAGGATTTGCGGAGATTATAGATGTCAGTGATAGAGACGATGTCGGAACAGGACGGAAAGCTGATAGTAAGCCGAAGCCAAGACGTAAGCGCAATGCTAAGGGACAATCAACGTCTAGCTGATGAGTTACCAAGCATGCACGGAGACCACGCAGGTCGCTTTGTAGCACGAGTACCATTAGTTTTAGTAGAGCAATGGGCTAGAGAATGTGGTGCAGCGATAGGCACTGTAGAGTTTGGATTGTATGCCAAAAAGCAGATCCAATTAGCTGAGAACTCTAAGTTACGTATCAAGGGTTACTAATGTCTAAAGTACTACAAGATAACTCGGTCTATAACAAAGCAGACTTAGATGGTGATGGTATAGTCACTGACGAGGAGCTTGCTCAACACGAGCGTATGATACAGATTGAGAATAACGACCGTATGGAAGACCAGCAGCGCGCTATGGCGTGGGTATCTATGTTGTCATGTATCATTGTAGTATTTATACTTTTAACTCCTTACGTATCCATTGATAGAATGGGCAGTATTAGCGGATTCTTAAACACATTTTTAGTAGCTCAGACTGGTATCGTAGTTGGGTTTATGGGTGCTACAGCATGGTCAAAGCGCAAATCTTAGCACTGGTATTATGCTTTAACGTGATTGCTCAAGAGACCAATACGCAAACAGGCGACCTTAATACTAATACCCAGAACTCTACAGTCAGCTCTAATAACACCACCAACAGTAAAACGTACAACGGTGCTGGTTCTAGCGGTATGCCAGTTACATCAACCATTTCACCATCATTAATGTCTAGCGGTAATGACTCATGCTTACGCTCTACAGTGGGCGGTGTTCAGCTAGCTATTATCGGTGTATCGGCTGGTAAGTATTACCAGGACTTAGAATGTAACCGCAGAAAAGACTCAAAGACACTAAAGGAATTAGGCATGAGCGTAGCAAGTGTAGCGCTTATGTGTCAAAAGCCAAAGGTATGGCTAGCAATGTTCACAGCAGGTACTCCATGCCCAGTGTTAGCTAATTCCAGATTAGTAGTAGGGAAGAACGCGTACCTAGTGATGAGAAAGAACCCAGAGCTTTATATTCCTACTTACGAGGAAGATAAGGACTTTTATAACACATTATTAGGAATCGGTTATGAAGTACAAACTGATGATAGCGACAATCGCAGCATTAGCGAGCGTTTCCGTACAAGCAAACGGGATTGACAGCTTAATCACGACAAGTGACTCACTTAAGCAAACATTTGCACTAGGTATACAAACAGTAGGTGGTCAGGCTGATTATGCGTCATTAGGCGGTATATCGCCAGATATGGCTAGTAATGCTCACGTATCCTACCAGCAAGCAGAAGATTACAACACAGCCTTATCAGCAGTGGCGGAAGCTAACTATAACATGACGGCTCAAGAATACTTTGACGAGCAAGCTACCCTTGCAATGGATAATCTAGGCACAGCGGTTAGCACCTACGTAGAAGCTAGCACAGATTTAATTGGTGCTGTAGTGGTCAACCAGATGGCAGTAGAAGCTACTACACAAGAAGCAGCCGAACAGTTGCAAACTTATGTCGCTAATAACGAATTACAAATCACTACTGAGTCAGTAGACACTTATAACGGTGCATTAGACATGGTGGAGTCAGCAGCTCAGAATGCAGCAGCATTTACCGCTATTGCTAGTGACCAAGACCTGGTAGATAGCGCGCAAGCACAAGCAGACGCACTAGGTGAGTCATTCTCATTTGCTGAAGCAGCTTTCTATGCTCAAGGCACTACTACAGTAGCTATGCTAGCAGGTGATATCTCATTAGATGTTACAGCTTACTACAAGACCGCTGAGGATATTCTGACAGCAGGTGCAGAGTCAGAGTTCTACCGCACAAGCCCAGCAGGTGAGTGCTTCTTTAGCCAAGAAGCGTGTATAGAATAATGGAAGATATAGAATTAGACGTAGGTGGTACTAAGTTTAAGGGCGTGTATATTGCTATCTTATTCTCATTTGCGTCTACTATTGCAGGTGGCATCTGGACAGCTAGTGAGTTCTTTAATCGACTAGATGACCAAGAGCAAGCAGTGCAGGAAGCGGTGCAGAATGCTTTAGTACTAGATACCAAGTTTGGATCATTATCTGACACAGTAACTGCTGAGCTAAACACGTTTGAGACAGATATATCCAATGTACGTCAAAGCCTAGATGATAATAATGTAAGCCAGCTCCAAGGCAAGTTAGCAGAGCTAGGCACTAACCTAGAAGCCATTATGAAGCGTCAGGGCGAGCTACTGGATTTACGTGACAAGATTAACGCCATCGAAAAGCGAAGCGGTGAGCAAGAGATTCTATTAAAGTCAGAACTAGACAAGCTCAAGCAGTACAGTGATGACATGAAACGCATTAAGCGTGAGATTGACGACTTATGGAATGGGATGGACGCACTGAGTAACCCTTTAACATGATTATACTTTATTTAATATGTCTTGGTGTGTTAATATTTGCTGTAAAGACAGCTATTGAGTTTACAGACCTATAATGCCAGACGAATATAATTATATAAAAGCCCGACAAGAAGCGATGGCTGAAGATATTAGTGAGATGAAAGATTCACTTAAAGGTATCAATGAGGCATTGCATACTTTGGCTCGCCTTGAGGAGCGTCACTCATCTACGCAAGATAATGTCCTTCGCATAAACGGTCGAATTGACGACCATGAAGCACGCATCAGGTCTAACGAGGCAAGATTAGCATCACAAATGTGGATTGAGCGCGTAATGTGGGTCGCTGCAGCTGCATTTATATCATTTGGTATAGGGTTTTTAAAATGAGCGCATCTAGTAATAATTTCTCAGCAGAAGAATTAGTATGCTCGTGTTGCGGTGAGTCTGGTGTTCAGCAGTGGGCTTTAGATAAGCTACAAACAGTTCGTAATATTGTCGGTCGACCTCTTGCTATAACTTCTGCATATCGCTGTAGCAATCACCCTGCAGAAGCTAGAAAATCTAAAGCTGGAACTCATAACCAAGGCATTGCATTTGACATATACGTGTCTAGTGGCACTGAGAGGCACGAGATAATAACCACTGGCTTAATAGTCGGTGCTAATGGAATCGGTGTAGATAAAAACTTTATTCACTTGGACTTTAGGGATACTACTCCCGTTGTTTGGACGTACTAATGTTGAATTTACTCGTACCAGCTATAACTGGATTGCTAGATAAATTTATTCCTGATGCTGACGAAAAGGCTAAGTTAGCGCATGAAATCTCTACGTTAGCAGAGAAGCAAGCGCATGAGTCTATGATGGCTCAGATTAAAGTCAACGAAGTGCAAGCAGCGCATAAGTCACTATTCGTAGCAGGTGCTAGACCAGCGATTATGTGGATATGTGCATTAGGTTTATTCTACGCAGTGTTTGCCTACCCTATCCTAGATATCTGGTTTACTATGCCAGAACTAAATACGGATATTCTAATGCCAGTTATGATGGGCTTATTAGGTTTAGGTGGTATGCGTAGTTACGAGAAGTCAAAAGGCGTAGCGAGGGAAAAATGAAGTTATGTGATGGGTGTTTAACACCAAGTAAGTGTCGGTCTAGTGGGTGCATTAAAAAGCCTAAACGTGGTCAACGCACAAAAACTAACCGTAAAAAGAAATAGTGTGATACAATATATTTAACATTCCTCCCAATGTTGTTCATGAGCCTACTTTCGAGTGGGCTTTTTTTTGCTTAAAATTTAAGCTAGAATAGTGACTCCTAACTTGCATACTGGAGTATCTATGCAATCATGCCCACATTGTAACGGGGTTAAACTCAGAAATGTTAAAGTACGCAGGTCTAAACAACAGTTTCAATGTCTATCATGTGCTAAGTACTTCTCAGTACCACTAGAAGCAAGCGCACCAACACCTGATGGTTATTTAGTTAAAGGTCAATCTAAGCTCTATGACGCTGATGGCAAAGTTAAGCTGACATGGGAAAAAACAGATCGCAACAAAGAGCAGCAATTTGAAGCGATGAAGCAAGCCATTACAGAACTTGCTAAATCAATTACTCCAATCGATGAGATACCAGAACCAGTATATCAACCTAGTGACTACGCTAATATTATTCCTATAGGTGATCCACACGTAGGGATGTACTCAGCATTTAATGAAGTGGGCGAGCAATACACGTTAGAGAAAGCTAAGAACCTATTCACTAGAGCCATGACTAAAGCTATGGATAAATGCCAGCCATGCGATAACTGCTACATCATTAACGTAGGTGACTTTTTCCATTCTGACCTATCATCTAACCGTACATCTAGGGGCGGTCACGCACTAGACGTTGACGGTCGCTGGAATGAGATAGTAAAGGTCGGAGTTCACATAGTTAAGACGTGGGTTATATTAGCCCTTAAAAAGCACAAAACTGTACATATTGTGAATGCCATAGGCAATCATGACGATCATTCGAGCCAATGGCTTAACATTGCAATAGATGCGTTATTTAGTTCAAATAAGCGTGTTATTGTGCATGACAACGCCAGTCAGTTCCAATACTTTACATTCGGTAAAAACCTATTCGGAGTGACTCATGGAGACACAGCAAAAATGGCAGACCTCGGTGGTATCATGGCTACAGATGTACCTGATTTATGGGGCGGTTCTGTTCATCGTTATTTTTACACTGGGCATGTACACCATGACCAAGTTAAAGAGTTCCGTGGCTACAAAGCTGAGAGCTTTCGTACCTTAGCTGGTAAAGATGCATGGCATCACGCTAGCGGTTACAGGTCAGATAGAGATATTAAAGTTATAGTTTTACATAAAGATTATGGTGAGGTAGAGAGGTTTACTTTCAATATTTCACAATTTAGTTAACATTTATGTTTACACACATTCACACTTTTGTTAGTATTCATATCGACAACAAGAGGAGAATGTCATGTTACAATCAGAAACAATCATTGAGCTATCCAAGGCGATGGCTAAAGCACAGGCTGAGATGGGTGGTGCAGTTAAAGACTCTAGCAACCCATTTTTTAAGTCTAGCTATGCTGACCTTACGTCAGTAATCAAGGCAATCAAAGAGCCGTTTGCTAACAACGGTTTATCTTTCGTTCAATTCCCTATCAGCGCACCAGACCACATCGGTGTAACTACCAGGCTTATGCATGAGTCAGGCGAGTGGCTAGAGAGTGAATGCTTTTTACCGCTAGTCAAGAATGACCCTCAGTCAGCAGGTTCTACCATCACCTATGCTAGACGTTATGCTTTGGCTGCTATGTGCGGTATCCCAGCCGTCGATGATGATGCAGAGATGGCGATGGTACGTGGTAAGTCTTATATTAGTGAGCGTCAATACGATGAGCTTGCAAATTTAATCGAGCAGTCTGGAGCTGATAAGACTAAGTTCTATAAAGCATTTGCTATTGACTCATTGAGCGACATGGAGACAGGTCACTTCACTAAAGCTAAGTCGATGTTAAAGCGTAAAATTGAACAGGCTAAAGACAATGCAGATAATTAATGTAGAGCAAGGTACAGATGAATGGCTCAGAGCGCGTCTAGGAGTCCCTACAGCGTCATGTTATTCAAAGTTGATAACAACACAAGGCAAACGTAGCACACAGGCTGAGAGTTACATTAACGAGCTTATAGGGCAGCGTATTACTGGTGAGATACCAGAGACATTTAAAAGTGAAGCTATGGAGCGTGGTAATGAGTTAGAGCCACAGGCTAGGGCTTACTACGAGCTAATGACCGACAATGAGGTCGAGGAGGTAGGTTTGATTATTAACGATATTGGTGCTGGATGTAGTCCTGATGGGCTAATAGGTGAAGATGGTGGTTTAGAGATTAAATGCCCTAAGCTATCCACACACATTGGTTATTTACGTGCTGGTAAGCTACCTAGCAAGTATATGCAGCAAGTCCAAGGATGCATGTATATCACTAACAGAGACTGGTGGGATTTTATGTCATTCCATCCTGACGTAGAAAGCATGATTATACGAGTGTATCGTGATGAGGAGTTCATTATCGCCTTACACAACACACTTAAAGAAACTATTGAAGTAATTAACTTAGAAACAGAAAACTGGAGAAAGAAATGAGCAACTATGACGATACTAATTCAGGCGCACTATTCGCTAACGACAAGCGCAAGACTGAGAACCATCCTAACGCTACTGGTACGGTAAATATCGAGGGTGTTGAATACTGGGTGAGTGCATGGACTAAGACCAGTAAGGCTGGTAAAAAGTTCCAATCACTAGCGTTTACACGTAAAGAGCAAGTAGCGCCAGCTCCAACTACACCAGCGTTTAATCCTGACGAGATTGACGAAGATTTACCGTTTTAATTAAGGGGGCTTATGCCCCTTTTTTGGAGTTACTATGAACGTTGGAAAATCCCTTAAAATACTACAGAAGCGAAAGCGGATCACAAATCAGATGTTAGCCGACCACATGGGCGTTAACAATTCTCAAGTGGTTAGATGGCGCAACAATGAAGATATGAAAGCTAGCACGTTAGTGGCTATTGCAAAGTACATGGAGGTATCAGCTCTTGAACTTTTACAAGATAGACTCTAGGCATAAAGTAAAGCAAGTCCTGGATAACCTAGCTTTAAACCTGATAGATAACTGGAACTTTGAGAAGCCAGTACAGATTCTATTTAAAGAGTATAAGAATCCTAGAACATTATCACAGAATGCACTTGTACATGTCTGGTTTGCAGAAATAGCTAAGGCTATGAAGTTAAAGGGTTTTACATATGTCCAGGACAATCAAACGCTTTACTTGTCCGAAGATGATGTTAAGTTAATGCTTAAAGACAAGTTCTTAGGTTATCGTGATATTGTCAGAGGTAAGATGGTTATAAAAGACCAGTTAGTCTCTACTAAGAAACTGGATAAAGGTGAGATGATGCGCTTTTTAGATGAAGTTTACGGCTGGGCATTTGATAGAGGTATCCAGTTAAAAACACCAGAGGACTCTGAGTATATGAAACTACGGAGAAAACAAGATGCCTAAGAAAACTAAGACTATTGCCAAGGTACTAGACGATACAGCAGTGCTAGTGCAGAAGTATGTCAGACTTAAAGACTTTGCAGAGAATGGATATTGTACGTGTGTTACATGCGGTAAGACAGGTCACTGGAAAGAGTTTGATGGCGGTCACTGGATTAGTCGTACTTATACAATCCACAAGATAAACCAAGACCAAATTTTTCCACAGTGTAAAGGCTGCAATAGGTTTGCTCACAAGTGCCATGATGACTATACTTTGTTTATGGTAGACAAGTATGGCGAAGATTGGGTACGTGAGATGATAGCCACAAAGCGCACTATTAAGAAATGGGATCGCCAAGAGCTACTGGATATACAAAAAGACTTAAAGCAGAAGATTAAGGACTTAGAAAATGAGAGTTATTAGCTGGTTCTCATGTGGAGCTGCTTCTGCTTACGCTACGTACTTAGCCAGTAAAAAGTATGACAACTTAGAGGTGGTTTATTGTAGAGTTGCAGAGGAGTCGGAGGATAATATGCGATTCCTTAACGAGTTTACTAAGAAAACAGGTATACCAGTAAAAGTTATTGGCAATGAGAAACACAACTACAGTATCTACGATGTGTTTGAGAGTCGTAAATTTATTAAAGGTCAGACTGGCGCACCATGCACAATGGTTCTTAAAAAAGACGTGCGTAAGAAGTACGAGCGACCCACTGATATCCAGATATTTGGATACACAGTAGAGGAGCAACATCGTGCTGACAGGTTTATAGACTCTAACAACCAAGTTAATGAGGATTTTATACTTATAGAAAGTGGAGTCACTAAGCAGCAGTGCTTAGACTGGATAAAGGACATGGGTTTTAAAATTCCTTTAATGTACCAGCTAGGCTATCCTAACAATAATTGCATAGGATGTGTTAAAGGTGGTATGGGGTACTGGAATGCAATAAGAAAAGACTTTCCAGAACACTTTGATAGAATGGCAAAGTTAGAGCGCAAAATTGGTCACGCAATACTCAAAGATAAAGACGGTGCAGTTTACCTTGATGAGTTAGATCCAGATAGAGGTAACTTTAAGAGAGACGTACCAAGCGATTGTGGTTTTACTTGCGAGCAGATAGAAATAAGGTACTACGATTGAGGTAATTATGAAGTATCAGCTTATTAGATGCACCTTAGAGCAGGGTGATTACCAGGAAACATTAATCCGGTCTTACAATGACGCGCAGCAAGCGTTAAAAGATAAGATATACGAAGAAAAAGAGGAGCTGAACCCACTATCATGGTGGACAGTAGAGCTAGAAGATGAAGATTAAGAAAATACACAGTCAAGCCAAAACACCTACGCGTGGATCATACGACAGTGCAGGTTACGACCTATACTCAATAGAACACGCCATTATCCCACCACATCGCTCAGCCAAGCTAGGTACAGGTCTATGCATGGAGATGGAGAAAGGCACAGTAGGTCTAATCTGGGAGCGCTCAAAGCTAGCCAGTAAGTTCGGTCTACAAGTTATGGGTGGCGTAGTAGATTGTGATTACCGTGGTGAGGTCATGATATCTCTATACAACAACACAGATACACCATTCGAAGTTAAAGCTGGCGACCGCATGGCTCAGATTATATTTCAACAATACATAGATTACGAATTTGAAGATGTAGAGCAGCTTAATGACACACCTAGAGGTGCTGAGGGCATTAACTCACTGGAGACAAGAAGATGACAGCTATTAACGACATTACTGGCGATAGTATTAAAACTAAAGCTACGAAGAACTACACTGACAACTACGATAAAGTGCAGTTTAAAACCGTTATAACTAACGAGATGGTTACTCACCTATGTCCTAAGATGCTAGTTAAGATTAGTACCGTTAAAGGAAGTGTATGCAAGTATTGCGAGCTTATCCATGACTGATTACCGTAGAGATGAGCCAATCCAACCAATTACTCACAAGTACCTTAAACCTATCAACGGTAAGCTAGAGGGTGAGCAGCTCTATGTGGACGTGTACGATGTTCTAGTGGCTTTTAATGTGACATGCCCAGCAATGCAACACGCAATCAAGAAAATGCTTTGCAGTGGTCAGCGTGGCGTTAAGGATAGTGTTAGAGATAAGCGTGAAGCTATCATGAGTATCGAGCGCAGTATTGAGCTATAAATAAGCCCACACTAGGTGGGCTACCATCTATTCATCGTGAGCTACCAACCCAGCCGAATCACTCTTGCATGTAAGCGTCCAGCCTTTACGACATCTTCAGTATACCTACCTATCCATCGAATTCAAGACATAAAAAAAGCCCAATTAAGGGCTTTCTCTATTAACACTTTACAAACACACATCAGAGTTGTAGTATTAGGTTGTTAGCTGCATTGGCGTGCAGTATAACTATAGAACCGAGGAGTTAAGTCATACCTTGCTAACCTTTAGTAAGTATACCTAAATACCCTCTTATATCAAGTCTCTAGTTATACATCTTGGACCGTTATTGGTCATAATAAACCGTCAATTCAGCTCCCTAGTCGAGCCTAGTCAAACAGAACTGTCTCATTGTGCAGTCGCTCAATAAAGCAAGAAACTTTATCCGACCTTGATAGGCGGGAATAAACAGCGTTACGGTCAACTAGCTCGAAAGAGCCAAGCAGGGTGGCACTGATAGAGCCATTGGTAGGATGACACCTACTTAATCTATTTGCTGATGACTGGATGAAGTGGGAAAACGAGATTACTCTTATACGCAGATTGAGCGTTTGAACGATGGATAATGGCAAAGGATTAGCCAGTAATTGCATATACTATGTAGTACCACACTGACAGGTTGACCAACAGCCTATCAAAGACCCACTATTCCCAAATAAAAATAATTAACAAAAATGTGAATTAATGCTTGATTGTCACGAAATGTCGTTATAAGATGCACTCAACAACTAAGGAGAAAGCAATGCTTATATTACAACGTAACAACATAGAAATACTAAAGCACGTTGACCTTGATGGTCTTAACTTATACACAGTTCGCCAGATTGATAACGGTGATTGTTATATCGACCAGTTCAGTGAGTTAGATGATGCTATTGAGCATGTCGCATGCTTACCTAACGGCTTTGATTTACGTGTAGAGAAGATTAAGTCACAAAAGCCTAGCATGGCAGAGATTGCTTTAATTATGTTGATAGGGTGTGCATCAGGCATGTTATTTATAAACTGGCTAGGACTTCTATGAAAACACAGGAAAAGTTAGAGCTGATACTGCTAGAGCGCAAGATAACGGTTAAGCAGATGGCAGTATTAGCAGAGCTGCCATACATGACCGTATGGGGCTACGTTAAAAAAGGTAACGAGCCAAGCTACAAGAATATGGTAAAGATACTTAGATCCACAGGTTACAACATTAAAATTATAGACAAGGGGATGGATGATGAAGATTGAGATTAGCACAGAAGAAATGATGAAGAACATAAGCGCATTTGACGTATTGCAACATATGGACGACTACGAGCTATCAACGTTAGTATCACAGTACATATCTAAGAACCTACTCAGTAAGACTGATGAGGATAACCTACAGAGTCTACTGGACTTAATATTTAATCACGTAGATGAGCTTAAAGCGTCAATGCATAAGTGTGACCTAGAAGCATTAATCGAGGTGCTACAAGAATGAATGTATTAAGTTTATTTGACGGCATGTCATGTGGTCGCATAGCTCTTGAGCGAGCAGGTATTGAAGTAAATAAATACTATGCTAGTGAGATTGATAAGCATGCCATAAAGGTTAGTGAAGCTAACTATCCTGACATTATTCGACTAGGTGATGTTAATAATTGGAAGTCATGGGATTTAGAGAAGATTGATTTAATCATTGCCGGTTCACCATGCCAAGGTTTTTCTAAGATAGGTAAAGAGCTTGCGTTTGATGACCCTAGAAGTGCATTGTTTTTTACATTCCTAGAGATACTAAACACTATTAAATGCTATAACCCTGACATTAAGTTTTTGCTAGAAAATGTACGCATGAAAAAGGATCATTTAGATATTATCAGCGATAAGCTAAATGTAGAGCCAGTGATGATTAATAGTAAATTAGTTTCAGCACAAAACAGAGTTAGATTCTATTGGTGTAATTGGGATATCGAACAACCGTTAGATAAGGGAGTATCTTTCCAAGACATAAAAGACACTGACCCAGTTAGACTTGCAGAGTCAAAAGTTAACCACACACCTAGTAGAGTTAAAATGTGGGCTGATGGTAAAGGCACTGGCGGTAAGGTAGGTGGTTGCTACAACATAACTAACGCTGATAAGGCATATTGCTTAACGGTGAAGCAAGACAGGCAACCAAATAGCGGATTAATAGAGTTTGAGGATTTTTGTCGCTACTTAACAAGACGTGAGCTAGAAAGATGTCAAACAGTTCCTGATGGCTATACAGACATGGTCAGCTATAACCAATGCCAGAAAGTATTAGGTAATGGCTGGACAGTTGATGTTATAGCACACATATTTAATAATTTACAAAAAAGTGAATAAACTGTTGATTGTCACGAAATATCGTGAGATGATGCAATAGAACCAACTAGGAGAATGTAATGAAAACACGTAACAACAAACGCTGGACTGAAGAAGAAATTGCTAAATTAGTTTATATGTCTAGCAAGGGCTTTTCTAACATGGAAATGGCTCAGCGATTAAGCAGAAGTCAGGCAGCAATACAGGTAAAATTATCTAACCTTAGACAGCAAGCAAAATTAGCGCATGATGACTCTGAGGAGATGCGTAAAGGTGATTTAATCTTACCAGCTATCTGTATTTTATTAATGGTTATACTAGCGGTGGTAAACATATTATGATGCATGAAACTATCACACTAGAATGCGAAGCGTTCGGCTATTTAGAGCTTGATGTGTCTTACGAAGAAGTGACTGAGGATAACAGCTTCAGTCATGAGTTTGGCACTGAGGAACGCATAGACCAGTACGCAGTAGTATATTCGGTTAAGTTTAACGACCAGCCTATAACATTGTCTAAAGAGCAACTAAAAGAGCTTGAGGACTTTATCACAGAGAATCTGGTAACAGTATGAAAACCGAAAGTCACTATAAGTATTTAAAGGGTACGTTAACGCTGGAGGAAGTCATCGAGTTAATCGGTGACATGCAGCTAACAGCCAGTGTAAGAGCTGGCGCTATCCAATACCTAGTTAACGGGTATACAATGGATAAGACCAAGGGCAATACTTCAGCACTGGTTAAAACGTTGCATACATTAAACGAGCGCAAAAAGACGGGTAATGCACATAAGTATATGCATGACTTTATTTCCACCGATAAGTATTCACCAAGGAGTAAACATGAGCAGTCTAGATTATTTGCTTGATAAAAAGACTAAGGAGCTTCAGGAGGAGCTAAAGGAATCTAAAGCGGTTATAGAGCTATGCTATGCCATGATGATGGGTTCGGTTCTACTTAATGTTGTTTTAGTGTGGAGGCTGTTTAGTGGCTAATAGTGAGTTACCTAAGTTCTTTACACCGAGCAGAGTAAAGCACAGGCGCAAGATAACACCTATGCAAGCAAAGCAAGCAGAAGCTAGACGCAAGATTGAGCAGATGAAGTACGAAAAAGAACTCAAAGCGCTAGAAGATAATTAAGTCATTGGGAGAGAATGATGCAATTAAGACCACACCAAGAGCGCGCTATAAGCATGTTAAGGCAATCACTAGCTAAGGGCTATAAGAGACCGATACTGGGCGCATGTTGCTCGTTCGGTAAGACTATCACAGCACTTTACATCCTGACGGAAGCAGTCAAGAAAGGTAAGAAGTGTATATTCTTTTGTGACCGAGTAAAGCTAGTACAGCAAGCCTTAGCAGCCTTTGATAAAGCTGGTATTGAGGTAGGTGTGATACAGAGTATGCATGAGCGTACAAATAGAGATGCCATGATACAAATAGCCAGTATACAGTCAGTCGCTAGGATGTATCGTAAACCAGAATTTGACCTGGCAATAGTGGACGAGTGTCATACTCACTATAAGACGATGCAGGAGCTTATGGATAGGTACAGTAATGTGCCTTTTATTGGGTTATCTGCTACGCCATTTAGTAAAGGACTAGGTAAAGCATACAATGACCTTATTGTGCCAGTTACGACCCGTCAGCTACTCGATAAAGGCTATTTATGCCCAGTCAAGTATTATGGTGGTAGCAAGGTCGATACTAAAGGCATCAAGAGTAAAAGATTGTCTACTGGTGCTAAGGATTACGATCCAAAAGAGCTAAGCAAGGCAACAGAGGATCAAAGCGAGTACCTAACTGGTGATATCATCCTAAACTACACCAAGCTAGCGTATAACCGTCCAGCCATAGCGTTTAGTCCATCCATAAAGCACAGTAAATACCTAGTAGAGCAATTCAACAAGGTAGGTATAGGCGCAGTACATATTGATGGGTACATGGATGAAGCAGAAAGACAAGCAATATTTAAAGGGCATGAAGCTGGCGAGTTTAAGATACTTAGCTGCTCAATGCTACTAGGCACTGGGTACGATGCACCGCATATCTCATGCTTGATAGACTGCTACCCTACAAAGTCTAAAATACAATTCGTACAGCGAGCAGGACGCATAATGAGACTTCACGACAGTAAAACAGATGCAATCTACCTAGACCATGCTGGCAATATTTCTACTCACGGATTTCCAGAAGATATTGTGCCTGAGTCGTTAGATGATGGTGAGAAAACGTATAACGAGAACAATCAGGTTAAAGAGAAAAAGCCAGCTAAGACCAGAGATTGTCCACAGTGCTTTGGTATTATGATAGGGGTAAGATGTGCATGTGGTTACGAGATACCAATCACGCAGCAGATTAAAACTACTGAGGAGGAGCTGGTGCTACTTAAAAAGCCTACTGATTACCAAGATGAGCATAAAGCAGTGTTCTTAGGTGGGTTAGAATTACACGCACAAGAAAAAGGTTTTAAACCAGGATGGGTAGCATATTCGTATAAGCAGAAGTTCGGTGAGTTCCCACAAGTTAAACCTACTAAGGTAAATGAGATAAGTGAAGTGGTTAAGGGGTTTATAAAGCACCTAGCTATACGTAAGGCTAAGGGTAGTAAGTATGCTAGATAACATCCTCAACTCACTAGACAAGGTAAGAAAAGTAAAGGGTAGGTCCTACACAGCGTTATGTCCAGTACACAAGGACTCTAAACCTAGCATGACTATCACAGAGACTAACAAGGGCGATGTGCTGATACATTGCTTCTCATGTGGCGCTAAGGGTACAGATGTAGTTAGAGCGTTAGGGCTACCAGTAAGCGAGTTATTCATTGATGAGCTAAAGGTAGATAAGTCTAGACCATATTACCCTAAAGAACAGATGCGTAAGGACAGATACATCATACAATACTATGAGCGTGATGGTGGCGGATACTTGGACTATAAAGCGTACACTGAGAGTAAGTCGCGTTTTACTAACTTTAATGATAAAATGAGAGAATGGATGCACCTATGACCCATTATTGGAATAGACATGAGACCAACAAAGTACAGTAAAGAAATGCTAGCAAAGGCTAGTGAGTACCTAGATAAGTATGAGCAGCTAGGAGATATGATACCAAGTGCAGCAGGTATGGCTTGCCACTTAGGAGTAGCTAAGTCCACATTATATAAGTGGGCTGAACTGCACGACCAGTTTTCGGACACGTTAAAGGTAATGAATAGTACACAGGAGCGCAGATTGCTATCAGGTGGCTTATCAGGAGACTTTAATAGCATGATAACTAAGCTGGTGCTATCTAATCACAATTACAGCGACAAGGTACAGCAAGAGGTCTCAAGTCCTGATGGCTCACTTAAACCTACTCACATTATACTGGAGGGGGTAAGTGCAAACACGTCTACAGATACCTGATAAGTTAGTCCCAGTATTTCAAGGAGATTATCGTTACAGAGGTGCTTACGGTGGACGTGGTTCTGGTAAGACTAGAACGTTTGCATTAATGACAGCGGTGTGGGGCTATAAAGCTGCACAGGCAGGTCAGACTGGTATTATACTATCAGCGCGTGAGCATCTTAATTCATTGGATGAGAGTTCAATGGAGGAGATTAAACAAGCCATTAAGAGTGTGCCTTGGCTGGACGCTTATTACGAGTGTGGTGAGAAATACATTCGTAGTAGGGATGGCAAGATTAAATATGCATTCGCTGGTCTACGGCATAACCTAGACTCTATAAAGAGTAAGGCTAGGATATTACTATGCTGGATAGATGAAGCGGAAGCAGTAAGTGAGGTAGCATATACTAAGTTGCTACCCACAGTGCGTGAGGATAACTCTGAGGTCTGGGTAACATGGAATCCAGAGAGTAAAGAGTCAGCTACGCATAAGAGATTTAGAGAAGAAGTACCAGATAACGCAAACATCGTAGAGATGAATTGGTCAGATAATCCGTTTTTCCCTGACGTGTTGAACCAAGAGCGTGTTAATGATGCTAAGTCACGTCCTGATATGTATGACCATATTTGGAATGGTGATTTCCTAGTACACGTTGATGGTGCATATTATGCGCGTGAGATGATGGCAATTAAAGACCAGGTGTGTGGTGTACCATACGATGCTAACGCTAGTGTAGTGACAGCATGGGATTTAGGCATGGATGACTCAACGGCTATCTGGTTTGCTCAATACGTAGGTAAAGAGATACATATAATCGACTACTATGAAGCTAGTGGACATGCGTTAGATCACTACGTTGGTATATTGCGAGAAAAAGGGTATAATTACTCACAACACATCCTACCGCACGATGTAAAAGTTAAAGAGCTAGGCACAGGAAAAAGTCGTTTAGAGGTGCTAGGCTCAATGGGGCTGACTGATATAACAGTATGCCCTATGATGCGAGTAGAGGATGGTATCCAACAAGTACGCTCTATGATAGGTAGATGCTGGTTCGATGACGTTAAGACCGAGAAAGGTCGAGATTGTCTAAGGCAGTATCGCAGAGCATGGGATGACAACTTAAAGTCATGGCGAGGCAGTCCCTTGCATGACTGGACATCTCACGCTGCTGATGCATTTAGATACTTAGCAGTAGGATATCAACCACCGAATAACTGGGGTAAACCCATTAGACGTAACCTTAAAGGCATAGCATGACATACGAAGAACTCAAGGCAGATATTGCTGATACTTTGAATAGACAGGACTTAACTAGCGTTATTCCATCATTCATCACTATGGCAGAAGCTAGTCTTAATCGTGACCTAAAGCACTTTAAACAAGAAAAACGTGCTACATCTACGTTTAATGACCGTTTCCACACATTACCTACTGACTGGCTAGGTACTAATCGTATCGTACTAGATACTAATGACGTGTTAAGACTTATCTCAATAGACGATATGCAGACAATGCGCTTTAACTATCCTCAGTCAGGCAAACCAAGATATTACGCTCACGTAGCAGGTGAACTAGAGTTATACCCTACACCTGATGTTGATTACACTGGCACTCTATACTACACAGCTAAGTTACCAGCCATTGCTACGACAGAGAACTTTGTTGCTGTAGATTATCCTGACTTATACCTATACGGCTCACTGGTACACTCAGCACCTTATCTAAAGGATGACGAGCGCCTAGGAATATGGATGGGTCTATATCAAGCAGCACTACTAGCAGCTAACAAGCAATCCAACGAGTCTAAGTACAGTGGTACTGGCTTAAAAATGAAATTAAGAGGTTAATATGTCATTCAGTAACTACTTAGAGACTAAGATTTTAGAACACGCATTCGGTGAGACAGCTTACACCATGCCTACTACTCACTTTGTTGCGTTATACACAGCAGCACCAGGTGAAGCAGGTGGTGGTACAGAGCTATCAGGTGACGCATATGCACGTCAATCTGCTGCTTTTACAGTATCAGGTAACACTGCTACTAACTCAGCTAACATTGAGTTCCCAGCAGCTACAGGTAACTGGGGTACAGTGACTCATGCCGCTATCTTTGACGCGTCTACAGGCGGTAATATGCTTGCTTATGCTACGCTAACATCTAGCAAGGTAGTGGAGACTGGCGACATCTTGCGCTTCACTGCGTCACAGCTTGATATTACACTAGATTAATGAACTACGGTCAGTTCCTCTACGGGTGGAGCGAATACTCTACCGCAGACCTAACTACTAAGGATGCAGTATCACTAACTGCGTCTGGTAGTCAGTTTAGTGCTAGCGTAGAGAAAATACTGGTAGCAGTCACGACAATCAGCCCTCAATTAACAGTAGGCGCTGAAGTATATCGTGTACGTGATGTGGATTTATCCTCAGACGCAACCAGTGATACTGTAACAGCACCTATAGTCATACGTGAAGCAATCACACTGATGGATGCTGATAGTGCGACACAGGGCGATACAGACCGTTTAAGAACAGTATCGTTAAGCGCTGATGGTTCAGCTAGTGTTAGTGGTGATATTTACCGCATACAGCACATAGATTTAAGCAGTGATGCTCAGTCAGCGTTAACAGCTCAAGGTAACTTCTTATCTAACGTATCAGCGAGCCTATATGGCGTGTCTCAGGTAGAGTTTATACCTAACGTTACTTATAGTGCTGATTTTACCGTAAACGCTAATAATGATATTATATTCAACATCGAATACCTATACGTAGACCTAGACAAAGATAACGAGTCATGGTCGCAAGTAACGCCTGATGATGGCACTTGGCAACAAATAACTAAGGGCAGCGAGAGCTGGACGGAGATATAAATGGCAGATTCAAATACAACTACCTACAGCTTTACGCTCCCAGAAGTAGGCGCAAGTGCTGACTCATGGGGTACTAAATTAAACGCTAACTGGGATAAGGTCGATGACCTACTAGATGGCTCTATTGCAGTTAATGGTATTACTGTTACAGGTGGCTCAATAGACGGTACGCCAGTAGGTGCAACTACACCTAGTACTGGTG